CATACAAATACCCATGTCACATAATACAACGGTAGAAACTTTGGGCGGCATAGCAGCGCTATCTAGGTTTAAGGCTGTTCCGGAACATGGGTGTTTCTCGATAGCAGCATCTACGGATGCAAGAGTCACATGTAACGGGGCAGTGTACCCGGTAGATCTTAATTCCTCGGTGGTTTTTACTGCTATGGATTTTAAGAAGAAAGTAATTCTAACAACCGGACATAACGACGTAAGGGGGATAAATAAGAGGCTAATTAAGTCAGACATGGACACGGTAGACACCGTTGCACTCAGATCTTTTGTTGCAAAGGCGTACTCAGTGAAAACGGATCTAAAAACCAGCTGGGTATACTCAGCTGAATTTGTACCTGTAGCAGATTCTCATGTGTGCCTAATATATAATATGTTATGTTCTTGGTATAAGGCTACTCTATGGCAGTCTGCTTATTTCGCTGGTAAAGCGAGGAAAAGTACTGCTACGAGCCCGGCAATCATGACAATCAAAAGGTTAAATTACCAGGATTCTCACTTGACTGTAACTCACATGCCTGGTGAGACGCAGGAAGTCGATGTTGATATAGCACTTGGAGCTCCGTCTAATGTTGATCCAGCAGGTGACGACTTAGTAACACCGTTTAGCTTCAATTCTGTGTCTGCTGACAAAGATGAAGTTCTTATGCTACCTCATATTTCAAGGAAAGCATACACCTGGTACATACAGCACGTAGAGCCGAAAACTACTAGCAGTTATTTGAACTTTGACGCCAAACTACCAGGAATAGAATGTCACAAACTGGCGATAAGAACTACTAGTGGTAATGATCCCCAATATGCGCAAGTCGAAGAAATAGATTGGACAGATTCTGGATCTATGTGGCAGTGGTTGGCCAGCTATGTCACTGAAAATAGAGTTGAGTCACACTTTGCGGCAGCGTTTGAACTATTTGCTTCAGTTGCGTACAGGCCTATAGCGGACACAGCTGAAGGATTTCTTTATTCTCAAATGGAAACCGAGATACACATGCCCATGCCTAAATATTACAGGGCTAGATTCCCTGGATTGATAGAAGACGATCCATGGATGATACCGTCTGAAGCTCAAAGCTTGGTATTAAGAGTAGGTTCTGACGCTCATGCTCTGTTAGCAATGGCGGGAATGTCCAATTACGTTGCTCACATAGGTGCAGTTGCGGTAGCTTCGGAAGGTATAATTGCAGAAGATAACGTCGAGCACGGTATGATAAGAGGCATACACGCCAACCTGTTCATGGAAAGAGCGCCGGAACAGCGGCCCTCGTGCATATATGCCGTGCTCGGCAGAGAGGTGTTTACTAACATGACAGCTGGCATGGGAGTGATTTATCCTGTACGAGACTATTTTAATTTGGCAAGATATCCTAATGCTGTAAAAACGCACAATACGTCAGACGTTACTGGTTTTGACTGGAACGAGCAAGGTTTGGGCCACAACCACAAGCTAGTACTGCCAGCGTCGCCTGCACTCATTTACGGGCATGCCTCTGACCAGTTGACAGCGTTATCGCATTGTGTGCCTCACTATTCACTGGACGTTAGGCGAGGCAGAGACACTTCTTTTGATCTAGAAGACGCGTTCAGGCTGGCAAACATATACCGCATGGCTGGCTATGACCCAGTTTTCTATGATATTGTCAGTGGTGTGAGCGTGAAACCGTTCTCTAGCCTTAAAGCGATATCATTACAGCTATCATCAATGATGTATCAAGCTAGGGTTAATACTCAATATGCTATAGCGTCTTTTGTACCTCGAAATCCGGACAGGCTACAGAGACTGCCAACCCCTGAAGTCTTTATGGATATGGGAAACTTGTCTGTGTCCATACACACGGCGGGCTACTCAATGGAGAGCTATAATAAGAGAGGTGCCGTGGTGCTCACAAATTACAGAAGGGCAAGGGAAATGAAGCGGGTCACGGTGAGAGTGACAGGAGGAGTGACAATAGGAGAAGTTAAAGTACAGAGGCCCAGATTACCTGCAGCTACCTTGCAAGAGGGTTTTCAACAGGCAGTAACTGGAAACCCCGACGCTCCCCAAGAATCAGCCCCAGAGCTAGTTGCGGAATTATAAATGTGGGGCAAATACCAGATAAACCAACTGGCGGCGCAACAAATTTCAGGGAATATAAATATAAAGAAAAAAAATATAAGAGTTGGATGGAATGCATGGACGTTAATTTAATTAATATAGGGTTCGCGACGGACAATACAGGTAATAAAATAACTAATGTGAGGAGATATGGATCGGGCAGAGAAAAGACAATTTCAACGGAGTTTATGCCCAAATATGTGAAAACAGTAGGTAGGAACAAAGACAGAGTGCTCGTGGTACCAATGCAATTGGCAGACTACTTTTATGTGGGATTGGCTAGAGACATACCAAGCGGAGAAACAATGGTGAGCATGTATGGCACGCCAATGAGAGGGTTAGCCCTGTACGCAGGTAACGGCGTAAGTGCAATGTACGTGGCATTCGATAATCATGTAACGGGTATAGAGCGAGATACAATGTGTGAATTCACCTTCGCTCTCTCGGAAGTGATAAACTACAACTACTACAAGGCAGCGGACATAGATAACTTAGTATGGCCTGAAAAAGTGGAAGAACAAGTTGTAACTGGCAATGATACATACGTTTCGAAAAGTGTTCGCAATGAGATAATTGAAGTTCTAAAATCAGTGCCAGAATCTAAGGTGACGTCTCAGCACCACACGCACTATAATGCAATAGAGATAGTAATGGTTGCCGGAATCAAAAGTATGTTTTTGGAAGTAATACGCAAGTTAGTGTTAAAGCCAGACATTCATCAAGCAGCAATGGCAGGTTTTATACTGTGGTTAAGTATGCTGGAGGGACGCGTTGCTCAAATAATAGCGTCGGCAAGGTGTTGGGATGAAGAATCTTTAACTTCTTGTACTAAGTCGCTAAAAACAATAGTGAGAAATGCTAAATTGCTACAAAATAACGTCGAAAGCGATCTACTGCTCATATTTGAAGCGGAAGTATTAGTAAATAGAGGAGTAGGAGAGATAGACTGGAAGAAAGAAAAGGAAAATAGGGTAGCACCGAACACAGTAATAATGCCCAAGAAGGAAATAAGGGCCAGAGCCGCAGCAATATTAACGCAAGGTAAACACGATAGAGGAAGGTATTCCAAAATGAGCTGGAAAGAGTATTGGCGGACACGGTGGCAATTCACGCCTACGGGGTCGATAAAATCCCAATTCCCTCACGACCTGGAAGACTTACCTAGTGACTTCCGACTTAAAAACAAATTCGTAGCATTAAACACTACAGATAAAACAGAATTCGAGAACTGGATATCTGCGAAACCGGCAATACACGCATGGTCATCTTACAAATATGAATGGGGTAAAATGAGGGCCATATACGGCTGTGATGTGACAAATTTCGTGCTCACGAACTTCTGTATGTTTAGGTGTGAGGACAGGCTGCCGCCTAAATTCCCAGTTGGTTCAAGAGCAGAACCAATGTACGTATCTAGGTTGTTAGATGCGGTATTGTCGGGATCTGAACCTTTCTGCTTTGATTTCGAGGATTTTAATGCGCAGCACAGCGCAGAAGCGATGAAACAAGTACTGTTGGCATACAATGACGTATATAACGGGGAAATGTCGGCAGAACAAAAAGAAGCAATGGACTGGGTAATAATGTCTGTTGAGGATATGGTTGTGCATGACAACATGGGAAAGCAAGGCGAGTACAAAGCAAACGGAACATTATTTTCGGGTTGGAGGCTGACGACATTCATGAACTCCGTGCTAAATGCCGTGTATTCAGAAAAAATATATCCTAAATACACGGGGTCAGAAAGTATGAAATCAGCTCACAACGGTGATGACATAATAATAGGAATGAGCAATCCGTGGCAGGCGAGGGAAATGTTGCTAAATGCAATCAAGTATAATGTGAGAGCACAACCGACGAAATGTGCGTTTGGGTCGGTAGCAGAGTTCCTAAGAGTAGACAGAAAATCTAACAACGGGGGTCAATATTTACCAAGGGCAATAGCAACGCTAGTGCATTCAAGGATTGAAAGTGGGCCTTCAACATCTCTTGCTGATGCGCTAAGATCTAATGAGATAAGGCTGTATGAAGCGGTGGAAAGGGGTATGAGCACTGAAATGGCGCTGAAACTACGAGCACTATACACTGCGAGAATTGCGCCACTGTACGGTAACAGCAACAAAGAGGCAATGGAGCTACTGGAAGCTTCATCAGTAGTAGGGGGTTTAAGCATGGACAGAGAAGCACCCATAACAAAAACTTTCACCGAAGCAACACCTGCAAGTTTCGGTGCCGATGAAGTAATGAACTTATCAGGGCACCGAAAATGGAGGGGAGTATCAGACATGGCTAACGTGGTACTGGAGAAAATATCAGAGCAAGTAGGAGGGGCAATAACAATTAACAATATAACGAAGAGAATTTACAATTCTACGCTGCGTGCTTTGTCTATAACAAGGAAGAAACTAAACGTTTCTGAGACTGTGTATGTAGACAGAGCGCGGAATTGGCGGGAACATAGAGGAAGCTTCAAAACACTCAGAGCAAGCGGAGCACTGGGAATGGCGAGACTAGCTGGAATAACAATAGATATCAATAGACCACCGGACGACGAGACAGAAATGCTGTTACAAAAAGCATCTACGTCACCAGATCCAATGGGGTTCATATCAATTGCC